GTATGCCATTCTTCCTGTGTGCCTTTCATGTAAGCCTTCTCAATCTTGCTCACGCCCTTTATGGTCGGTGTGCTGGTCTTGACGATCTTTCGGTTGTGCCGGAAGGTTTCCGTTCTGCGCTCTGCCAGCTCGATAGGATCACCTTCCGTACCGGCACTGGCCGGGAATCGGTCGATCTCGTCCAGAAAGATGTAGCGCACCGGCTTGGATGCCAGATCGGAAGGGCTGTTCGCGCCGATGATTGCCAGTGATCCGCCGGGGAAGGTTTTCATGGTGATGGTGTTCGCAGCGTCGCGCCCTTTTGCCTTGAAAACCTTATCCCGCAGGGTGGGGCAGGCTTGAAACATCGGGGCAATTCGTCGCTTGGAATAGTCCTCCGCAACCTTGTCCGTCGGCTGAACGTAGAGCATCGGCCCCGGATCGTTGTCAATCGCTCGGCCCAGCATGTTCAGCTCAATTTCGGATTTGCCAACCTGGGCAGAGGCCATAACCACAATCTCATAAACGCCGGGTTGGGTGAATGCGTCCATGATCTCGCGCTGGTATGGCGCTCGATCAGTGCGCCATGGACCCGGTTCACTCGCGCTTTCAGAGGTCAGCACTCGGTTTTCGTCCGCCCATTCAGATACGGTCTGCGGCTTCGGCGGACGAAACATGGAGTAGGTGAAGCGCAAGAGTTCCCGCAAGTCCATTTATTCCTCCTCGCTTTCCTCCTCGTCGTCCGTGTCCTCGGCAGCCGCCTCGACAGGCAGCGGCGTTTCAGAAATCAGCGTCAGGGTGTCTCGGATTTCCTGGTCAATGATACCGGCTATCATTTCGGAATCCTTCATCATCACCAGGCGCGGAGATACTTTGCTCGGCAGGCGGAGCATATTCTGCATCACCGTATTGGCAACGCTGCCCCAAAGCCTGCGGATTTCGTAAACATCCACCAGCTTTCCCTCAAGGCGGGCCACTTCAAGCTCCGTCTTTCGGGTTTTGACGATCTCATGACGGGCCTTGACTTCATCAAGGGTCTGGTCGTCGCCGGTTTCGTTGTCCACGTTGTACCGCACCCAACGCTGCACAAAAAGAGCGAGGTCGTATTTTCCGCCCTCGCCCTTGACAAATAATTTTCCATCCTCCGGCAAGCCCATGTCGATGTCATGCAGACGCCGGTAGGAATAGCCCGCGACTGTCGCAAGCTCCTTTTTGGTAAGATAAATGCCCATGCGATCACCTGCATCTGCTGATGAGATAGGCGTGTTCGTGTTCCAGGCGCTTCATCAGGGTTTCCATGATGTCCTCCTGTACGTCCTCCTTGGAGCGATTAAGAGGCATCTGAGGCACGCCCAGGCCCACCACGCGGGCGATAGGAAACCTATCCTTGCCGGTTCTGGTGAACGTAGCCCCGCCGAGAGAGGAGCCGAGATTTCGGAACGGAGGATTCCCGCCCTGGTGGCTCATTTCGCTCGGCAATGTGCTGCCCTGGCCCTTCACGATCTTGGCGTTAATCTTGTAACGCTTGCCGCGTGCGGCGTTCCAGCCGTGAGCGCCGCCGCTGGCCTTGAATCTGCCGCCGATGGAGCCGCGCGATCCGTCAATGGGAATGGAACAGCTTACGCCCATACCGCCGCCGCCAATGGTCGTTCGCGGACTGCCGACGTGGCTGCCGACCCAGCTTGCCTTTACTTCGTAATCCTGCGGAATCTCTTGCCGCAGTATCGTTTTTACGCGCCCGCCGGTTCGCTTGAATGCCCGGTAGAGGAGCTGTTTCATTTCCTGCTCCGTATGTACGGCACGAAGGGCGTCAATCGTTTTCTTGGCATCGCTGATGTCAATATCCAGATAAATAGCACTTCCGGCCACGATCAACCCCTCCAATCCGCTGAAATAGAAAATGGGCAACGGTTTTATCCGTTACCCATCTCTTGCGACAATAGCATTATAGCATGTGCGGTATGTAATTTCAACACTTTTGGAAATTATTTTTCAACGTAGAACCGTTCGCGCCAAACAACGCTCGCCATATCCTCTGCCTGTTCAATGGCGTTTCTGGCATTTTCAAAGCCCCTTCGCGTCATATTAAGCTCCCGTTGCACCGTCGCAGCGGGAATGTTTTCAACGTAGAGCATGGTAACGAATGTTCTCATGGTTCTGCTTGGAATGCCGTTTATGATCTTCTCGGCTGCTTTCAGCTCCCGCGTGTAGGCGGCAATCTGCTCCCGGTGTTCTTCGTTTATCCCGTCGATAGCTGCAAAAGCGGCATCGAAACCGGATGGCACGCCTTTCCCGCTTGGCATTCCTGTAATATGCTGCGTAATGCTAAATAGCCGGTCGCGCTGCCATTCGCACCTTTTCTCAAGGCTGCACACATCCTGCATCACATACAGTACCCGCGCAAGCAGGGGAATATCCCGGTTTTTTACAATCCTCGGCTTCTGCGCCGCTTGCTCGTTCATATTGTCACCTCTTTCAAAAGCGCAAATGTTTTCGCTTTTATTCTTTGCTCGTCGGCCTGCTCTGCGCCGTAAAACGCAAGCAGCCGGGGTTGTTCTTGATCCGTTTTCGCAGGATCATGAATTTGCGGATAAGGAAATATGGGTAAAAGATCAGCATTACCATGTGGCCCAGTGCAATGATGATGCACACTGCCAGATACACAAGCCCGTCAAAGGCCATCCCTGCGGCGTCCATCATGTCCTCGCCGTTCTCGTTGATCTCCTCCAGCAGCCCAAGCCTCATGTGCAGGCACGCCCTCACGGGATGCTCCACAATCAGCCGTTCCAGCTCCTCGCCGGTTTTCGGTTTCTGGATCATCGCCATTCTCCATCAATCCAATCATCGTATTGTGTCATGCGGGCAAATATGGCGTCGATTTCGTCTTTGGTCAATCGTTCCTGCCCGCGCTGCTGCATAACCGCCTCTACCACGCCGTCCAGCACGAATGCAGCACAGGGGAGGGCGATGCCGTTCCCCCACATTTTGTATTCTGCGCTATCTGTGTGCAGTTTGTTGTACCACGAAAGAATCTGCTGTGGGGTGTAGTCCTTCGGCTTTCTCCCGTCGGCTCTTTCCTTTTCCTGTCGCACTTTCAGCCAGAATCGGTATTCTTTGTCGCTCATGCCGTCCTTCTTCCCGGTATCTCCCCATCCATCAGGGAAGCCCTGTAAACGACAGCACTCAAGCGGCGTCAGGCGGCGAACAATATACTTCCTCGGCGGCTTTGCTGCGTGGATCACAGCTTGCTGGTCGTGCATACAGTTAAGTGCGCCGGTCTTATCGCCCATGTCAGTCTGGTGGAGCTGCCCGTTCCCAACGCATATTGCCGTGTAGTCCGTCACACGGTTTTCATGATCTCCTGTCAACGTAGGCGATACCCCCCCCGCACCATTCCCGCGTGCATCCCATACATAGCAGCATTTCACTTCCGCCGCCGTTATCCCCGCCGCTGGCGCGGAGTGTTCCGCAGCCTTCGCGCCATTTTCCAAATCCGTAGTTCTCATAAATCTTCATTCGCTCCCTCCGATGGGTAAAGTATAGGATGCGTGCTGTTCAGGCTGTACCCGCCGTTGACGTGCGCTTGCAGCGTGGCGGTCTTTCCTTCGTCAAGCGTACCATTCCGGCAGTCTACGCCATATACTGCCAGTGGGGGGTGTTGTTGCGCGGCTAATGGATGACAGGGATCACCATTCTTTGGATTGCTGTAATTCAGCGGACTTGTGATCTGTGTCGTGTCGTATGCGGCGCACACAATGTCCGGCACTCGATTGCTTCCACTGCTGCTTGCGCGAAGGGTAGGGGATTTATCCTCCGAGTAACCAATATTTCCTGCTTTGGCTCCTTGCCCACCCATGAATACACCCACAGAGGCTTGTCCCTGTCCGCCGATACATGGACTGATCTCGCCGCTGATCGGGTCTTGTTGTAAATGAAATGCACAGGGCGCAGGCTCAACAACAGCATGGCTCGACTTGCTTGCGCTGGCCCGCAGGGCGTTCTTCACATCTGATTGGCTCCAATTTTCTTCCATCGCAGACTTGGGTTCGTATACCACCGCATGACGGTCAACCACATCAAGCGTATACATTTCGTTTTCTCGGAAGCCCTTGCCATTGCACCCGTTTTCTATTTTGCGGTCTATGCCGTTACCTTGCAAAGCTATTACAGGCGAGGAGTACCCCCCCCCCGCAAGGTTGACTACTTCGATCAATGCCTCCTCCAGCATTGCAGGGAGCTGCTTGCCCCTGCGCTTCGCCCGGTTCAGTATTCCCTGACATGCTTTCGCGCTCAAATAATATGCTTCCGGCGCGTTCATCTGCAAAATCTGCCACAAGGTAGATTCTCTTGCGACGCTGGGGCACTCCCCAATATTGCGCATCGAGTACGCGCCATGCGATACTGAAACCGTCTCCCACAATCTCTCCGGCAGGATTCCATTTTCCGCCCGAAGGTTGAGGGATTGAAACATCCCCCCCTGCGACTTGCGCGAGTTCTTCAAGGACACATCGGAAGTCCTGGCCTTTGTTGCTGCTGAATGCTCCGGGTACATTTTCCCAAACAGCGAAAGTTGGGTATTTTCCATTGGTAGCGCTCCTCATTTCTCGTATAATGCGTATGGCCTCATAGAAAAGGCCGCTTCGGGTTGTATCGTCGTCGCCTTTTGCAGAGTGCTGCATTCCAGCGCGTTTTCCTGCAACGCTCATGTCCTGACAAGGGCTGCCGAATGTGATAATGTCAACAGGTGGGATTTTTCCGCCGTTTACATCAAGCACACTGCCAAGGTGTATCATGTTTGGGAATCGTTCCCGCGTCACGGAAATAGGGTAAGGCTCAATTTCTGCTGCCCACATTGGAATTGCACCATTGATCGTCCCGGCAAGAGGAAATCCACCACTGCCATCAAATAGACTGCCAAGCGTAACAGGCTGCTTAATCATACCAGCCCCCCCTTCCATTTTCGATATAGTGCTTGAACGCTTCGCCCAGCCCCATATCTACAATCACTTCGGTCAGAGCCTCCGCCACCGCGAAAAGCACTTCCGGTCTGCTTGTTCCCAGGTGAAAAACCATATCCTGGCCTTTCGCCTCAAACAGAACGCCCTCCTCGGCGCGGTATTTCGTCCCATCGGCGTACAGCACATCAAACTGCACGTCGGTACTGGTCTTTATGGTGTCTGCCATGGTAATTCTCCTTTGCGTTATTCATCGTCGCCGAAGTCCCGGAGGTATTCTTCCTCGGTGATCTGGCGCAGCCGTCCGGCATAGCAAGGGAGCTGCTGTTCCGCAAGGCGGATAGCATCCTCCGCCGTCAAAATTCCGTCGGCAGATATTTGCAATCCTGCATCGTCCTTTTCGCCCGTTTCAGGATCGCAGCACCCATCCGCAACAGCGAAGTAGAAAACCTTCTTCTCTGCCTGGGGCGGCATCATGTCTGCATCCTCATACATTTTGAGCCTGCCGCGCACATGGCCGAAACCAGAAAGCGCCGCATATACCGTCGCAACGGGGCAGTTCTCAAACGCGCAGTCGCAGAGCATTTCGTCTTTGCGCTCATTGGTGTCTGCGCCGTAGTCATCCGGCGTAGTGCAGCCGCGTTCCTTGCAAAGCATCAGGCAGAAATCGACAGTCGGCATACCGTCCTCGCCATGGCGGATGTGCTGCCATCCATCCTTGCCGTACACCATGTTCATAACAACTTCAAAATTGTTCTTCGGATTATCCGTTACCAGCTTATTCATCGGTGTTCTCCTTCCCAGCATTTGCTTTTGCCAGCAGTCTTTCCAGCCCGCGTGCAGCGCCCTCAGAATCCCCGGCAAATATCTGCCCTTTCAGGGTGCTTATCTGCTGCCGGGTCAGTTCCCTTCGGTGTTCTCCGACCATGGCGTATACCTCACGTCCTCGCTTGTCTAACCGTTCCTTACGCACTCTTTCGTTCCAGTCCCTTCCGGCTCTGCTCACGCTGTAAAACCAGTCGCCGCATTCAAGTCCATGTGATTCAAGGTGTATCACGCAGTCGAATTTGTAATCATATCCGCCAGGACTACGCTCGACTGCGATTTTGTGATACATAGGCGTTTTTCCACAGATTGGGCAGGGAAGGAGCCGTTTGGCAAAGGCTTTTTCATGCGCCGTGATCCCCGGTGACAATTCCAGTTCCTGCCGTTTCTTTGTGCGCAGGCTCCGCTTGCGTAAATCCTCCGCCGTCAGTTCTACAATACGCTCCGTATAACATACCTCGCGCTCAAACATTCTGCCCATGTCATGCCTCCTTTGCATCCTTGCTCTTTCGCATCGGCTCCTTGGGCTGGGCAAGGTCAATCGGCTGTCCCCAATCAATCTCTACGCCCACTTCATCAAGCACGCGCTGTGCCAGCTCCTCGTCGGTCAGCATTTCTACCAGGACTTCGTGCATCCTGTTCAGCAGGCGGACGCCTCGATCCTGACCAAAACCGAAAAGCTCATGGGCAGCACAGAGAATCGCGCCGTAGGTGCGCTGAATCGTCATCATGGCAGACTGCTTGAAACCTTCCTCCCGGCCCGCCTCGTAGCCCTCGGTGAAGCCTTTTCGATACGCAGCGTCCACATCCATGATCGTCATGGGCTTGGAAATCTGTTTCATCGTGTTATGGACTTCAAGCGCCTTGCGCTTCTTGGAACGACTTGCCATCATCAACCCTCCAATCGCACAGGCAGAATGCTCACGTCGTACCCTGATTCGATAAACAAAAGGGTCTTTGCGTGGTTGCATCGGTTCCCCAGGTAGGTGTACACTTCGTCGATGTCATCATGGGAGAAGTTCGTTCCGAGATACTTATTGATCCCATCCAGCATAAAACGCTGGTAATTCTTATTTTCCAGATCGGTTCTGAAAGGCTCTCCTTTGCTGGCTGCGCGGGAAAGCCATTCCAACACCTTGCATTTCACATCCAGCTCGTCGGCGCATGTTGCAAAGTTGAAATACTCATTTGCCCGCCTGTGAGCAATAAACTCTCCATTGTGATTGATGAAGCTGCCAGGAAAGCATTTCATCAGATCCATTGCAATGTTCAGATCGTTCATTTTGCACCCCTCTTTACGATGATCCACTTGATCCTTTTCTCATAGCACTTAGCGCATCTTGCATCAGGATCGTAAATGCACCACCTCCGCGCCCAGGGCCAGAAGCAGCCCTCCGGCCCGCGCCACGCTTGGATCAAGCGTTTTTTCTGCGCTTCCGTGCATTTAATCTCAATCATCGCTGGATGCCTCCCACGGAAATTCCTGCCGGAAGCAATCACCCATGATGCCTCGCAGGCTCTCCTTCATGAAAACTGGCGTGTTGGTTTTCTCGGCGCTTTGCACAATTTCCATGATCCAGTCCGCTTTCGGGATCACCTTGTCCTTTCTGTTGCCCGTTTCGGCTCCGACAATAATCCAATCCGTCTTTTCACAAGCCTGCACGCCTGCATCAAGCTAATCATGGAAGGGTTTCAATATAGGCTCGATACTCAAAAATGTGTTATGGCCCCCTGAGAAGAAAAACTCCGTCTCTGGTGTCGTTGCCGTGCTTCCGAACCACATATTATCAGCGCCATCAGGTAAGATGTCCTTCTCGGCCAGCTCAATATATCGTGCCGGGTTCTTGGTTAAGAATAAATAACGGTGCTGCGGCGCTGCCTCGCACGCCTCAAATACCCGTTTGATCCACTCGTCCGGCACCCAATCGCCGAACAGATCAGCCATGGAACATACAAAGATCGTGCGTGGCTTCGTCCATGCCGCCGGTTCGCCGAGCCGGTACTGATGGAATGTCGGCGCGAAATCAAAGGGGTACGGCTGCTTCTTTCCGTCGAAAACGGGGATTTCATACAGCACGCGCTCGTTGATGTCGGGTTCGTTGGCGTGCCATCCAAAGCGGTTTGCAATCGCTCTGGCGTAGCAGTATTCACAGCCATGCAGGCAGCCGGTAACGGGGTTCCAGGTGCTATCTGCCCAATCAATCTTGGTCTTTTTCATTGCGTATTTCCTCCTCAATCGCCATCAAAACGTCAAACAAATCAATTTGTCCCTTGATCTCTGTTTGGCATTCATGTTCGCCGCCGATAGCTTTTACGGAGCGGTACGGGTGTAGCGGGCAGTCTTTCAGCTTGCACCGCTCAACCTCTTTCCGCTGATTGCCGCTGCAATCCATGCACTTTGCCCGGATCGCAACCAGCAGGGCCTCGGCGGTCGGAAGGTTCTTCTTCATGTTCCATCCCTTTCCGGGCGCGGTTATCGGAATATCTTCCCGCTTTCTCGGTCGCGTATCTCAATCCGCGCCACCAGGTCGTAGCCCGCAAGGTCGATCATGGTTTTCAGTGCCTTAATCAGCCGCGTTGTGCGGGCCTCAAGGGCGGCGTCTGCCTGCGCGATGGGCAGCAGCGCGTCGTGTGCCGTCGGATCGGGGCAGCCGCTTGCATTGCGCTTCGGAAACTTAACCATCCTGCTTCTCCTCGGCCAGATGGGCCAGCTTGGGGTAAATCCGTCCAGTCACAGCCGAACGGATAAAATGAGCCTTGATGATCCGCTCCATGCGCCGCTTGTTGGCGGAACAAGTCTTTCGGCAGTAAGCCTTTCGCCTGCACTCGGCGCAGTCGCCGGTGTCTTTCCACGCTTCACTGCTCATGGTCATTCCTCCTCGATGTCGATATTTGCTTTCACGGATTCCAGGGCGGCGTGAAGCACCGTCGGCTGCAGCACCCGCCGCAGCGCTGCCGTGCATCCGAAGATGTCCTGTCCAGCCAACCGGCATGAGCTTTCTTGCGGACATTCACTGCACGCTTTGGCGCACAGCCATGTGACCACCATATCCAGGCGTCCGAAGTCAAGCCCAAGCCCCGTTTGTCTGGTGTAGGCGTCCAGCAGGGCGTCGCAATGGACATGCTCTTTGTTGTGCCAGAATCGGCCATCCTGTGCACTTCTTATGGCTAAGTATTCACTGCCGGGGATGATCGGTTTGCCGCACACGTCGCAGAAATGGATTTTCTTCGCTTTGCGCTGGATGATGCTGCAAATTTCGCTCATTCAGGCCCTCCTCAGAACGGCAAATCTTCGTCGTCAACAGGCACAAATCCGTCCTGCTCCGCGTACCCTCCGCCCGGTTGGCCGGTCTGCCCGGCGCTCTGTTGGCGACTGGTCAGAAACTCTACTTCATCGGCCACAATCTCAGTCACATAGCGCTTGCTGCCGTCCTGGGCATCATAGCTGCGGTACTGGATTGCGCCAACGACGGTGCATTTTCGGCCCTTTGCAAGATACTTCGCGCACAGATCGGCAAGCTGACGCCACACGACGATGTTGTGGAAGTCAGCTTCTCGCTGGCCGGTCTGCGGGTTGGTGTACTTCCGCTGCGTTGCCAGCCGGAAGGTGCATTTCGTAGCGCCGTTGGCCGTTACGCTGGTCTTGGGATCATCGGCGAGATTGCCGGTCAGGATAACCTTGTTCATTTTCGCCCTCCACGCTGCCGTCTGGCAGCTCATACTTTGCATCACCAAGCATTGCAAAGCTGGATTTTCCAGTTCCAAGGCCGGTAAATGCTGGATTGCTGAGAATACTATCGAGCTTCAATTCCGCCGGTCTATCTCCGCGCAGATGGTTCGTCGCGCTGGCAATATAATCCCGCGCCCTCTTTTTTCGCTCGTATAGCTCGATCTGATCCTGCGACGCACGACCTTCTTCAATGGCCCATTCCATCAGGCTATCGTCGCCGTATGCTGCCGAGTAGTAAAGGCTCTGGCATTTCTCTCTGATCTCGGCCACCGTAGGAAGCCATTTCGATACAGAAATCAACTGCATTACCGCAATCATCACCACGTCGGCGTTCAGGTCTTGCAAGGCGAACGTCCAGGTATTCAGCAGCAGATACTTGTCCTGCTGGCTCATGGTCTTAAAGGCATAGCTGTAATTGGCTTTCATCAGCGCCAGCAGCTTATTGACCTCCTGTTGGGTCACATGTCTCCCCCCTCCCACGGGAGCGGCACGAATCCTTCACAGCCGCCGCCGTTTTTACTGAGATCGACAAAACCAAAGTCGCCAGCCGCCGGTTGGTTTCCTCCACCATTTCTATCAGGTGTATACCTTTGACCTGAGCTTGGGTTTATTCCACCACCATATCCACTTTGAGGATTATTTGCATATTTATCTTTAGGATATGGGGGCATTGTTGGGTGCATTTTTGCACCTAAAACACCGTCATTCCCTGCACAGTCGGGTACAGGATCAGGTGCATTGCTGGGTACATTGTTGGGTACATTGTTGGGTGCATCATTGGGTGTATTGTTGGGTACATCGTTGGGTACTTTTTTGTATCCAACATTCACAGAAAGATAATTGATCTTGTACGCCGGGTTCTTCTTGTTCTTCTGTCCGGGCTGAAAATCAATCAATCCGCGCTGCTTTAAGCTGTTTCGCAGCGTCTCAATGGCACGTTTGTCAAGGCAGCAGTACAAATTCAATTCGCCATTCGATACCTGGATAAAGTCATCCGGCCAGTCGTATTCCTGGGTCTGCTCGTTATACGTCGCTCGGTCGTTGGCGATGTAGAACAGAGCTATCCAGAGCATACGTTCACGCAAGGACAGGCTGCTATCACGGGCATATCGCATGAACAAATTAAATTCGCTGACGAAATTGACCTTGCTCATGGTGTTTACCTCTCCGATTCTCGAATCAGAGCGCCTTGTTCCTCATGTTGAAAAGATGCGTAGACGCTGATTCGGTCTGTTCCTTGCGTTCATATTCGGGCCGGTG